CAGCGGGAAATGTCGGCCAACGAGGCCAAACTTCTCCAGTTGGAAAATGGCCGTCAGGCGATGGAGAACGCGCCGCGCCAACCCGAACCGCAAATGGCCCCCGCAGACCCTGTGGAAGCTTTTGCGTCGCAGTTGTCGCCCCGCAGCGCCGATTGGGTCCGCAAGCACCCCGAATTTGTGCGTGATCCTCGCTTAAACGCGAAGATGATTGCCGCCCACAACCTCGCCGTGGCCGATGGTATCCCCACCGACACAGACGATTACTTTGCGGCCATTGAAGAAACGCTAAAGGTGACGCCTAAAAACGACACCGATGACCAGTACGCAGCCAAGGCTGTCCGCCGCCGTGATGCTGCCCCCGCCGCTGCACCTGCAAATCGCGGAGGCCAATCTGCAAGCTCTAACGTGGTGCGTCTTTCTGCCGCAGAGCGCGAGATGGCCGAGATGATGGGAATGAAACCAGAGGATTATGCCAAGAACAAAGTGGCCCTCAAGAAGGAAGGGAAAATTCAATGACACTACGCCCCGAAATGCGCCCGAACGCTACCACCGCAGAAGACCCCCGCGAACGTGCCGCCCGCCGTGCAGCGGAACTGCGTGGCCATGACACCGATCTAGGTGACGATGGCACCAACGAATATTACATCGAACTGGGCATCATCCCAGACGGTTGGTCCTACGAATGGAAGACCCGTACCGTGCTTGGTGCAGAAGACCCTGCCCACCAAGTGGCGCTGGCCCGCAAGGGCTGGGAGATTGTGCCAGCGTCTCGCCACCCGGAACTGATGCCGATGGGCTACAAGGGCGTGGAGATCACCCGCAAGGGCATGGTGCTGATGGAACGCCCGCTGGAGATCACAGAGGAAGCCAACCGCAAGGCATTGCTGATGGCCCGCACCCAGATGCGCGACAAGGAAGCGCAGTTGACCAATGCCAAGGGCGGGGAATTTGATCGTACGAACAAGGGCGACCCGCTGGTCAAGATCAACAAGAAGTACGAGGCGATGCCGATCCCAGAATGATTAAGGCCATCACCATCTACAAATACATAGAGCGTCTCCGCAAGGTCATCAGGTCAGAGGGGACGCCCGCCATCCAAGAAGCTTGGGACAAACTGGAGCCGCATGTGTCGGTCTTCATGCCAACCGTTGACAAATCCGGCGACATCCAGTAACAACTTGCCGCAGTCTCGTGGTTGGGACATGCTCTGCGTAGCGGGGCTGACAGGCCGGAAAGACGGTCAACCATTTTGTCGGAGTGGCGCAGTGGTAGCGCGTTCGGTTCATACCCGAAAGGCCGGAGGTTCAACTCCTCCCTCCGCAACCAGAGAACTGTGGGTCGCTCCCACAGCCAGACCGTAAGGTCGGAACGGTGACCGCAGGGAGAGTCCTGCACAAGATCAGGCCCAGTGGGGGGTAGAAAAGGCAGGACACCACGGTCCATGCGCTCTGGGTGCGGAGAACCCTCTCTTCAAATCCCTGACCAGCGGGTAGCTGGCGGCAATGCGGCAAGTGCCTGTTTCTACCTAGAGCCGGAAGCGAACACCGCAAGCCAAGGGGCCGTTTCCTTGACGGTCGCCTTGGCCACTAGACAACCAGACAAATTCCTGTATATTGTGAACTTATCTCCCCTCGGTGTGGGAGATTGCACAATCCCCCCCGTTCTACCCTCGCCCCGGCGCGCGATGATGGAACTCCTGAAAAGGAGATATCCGACATGGCGAATACCTTTGCGCCAAACGGTTTTGCCCAGTACCGTGGTGCTGGTTCCGCTCCGACCTATGAGCAGACGATGGCTGCCATTGCGTCCGGCAACACAACCCCCATCTTCCTGAACGACCCCGTCATGCAAGCCTATAACGCCACTGGCGTTGGCACTGGCTACATCGCTCAGGCGACTGGCCCCGTCACCCTGACGGTGGCTGCAACTGGTATTGCCACCGTGGCAACTGGTGCAATGACGATCACCTATACGGCCATCTCGTCCAGCACCGCCAACATCCCGACCTTCGCCTCGACCAACTACGCTCCGCCCGTTGGCGGCGTTGTGGTTGTGAGCAACGCAACTGGCGTTCCCAACGGTGTGTTCACGATCATCTCGTCCACCTCCACCACTGTTGTTGTCCAAAGCACTGGTGTGGCCGCTGCAACCTCGGCAACTTCAACCCCCGTTGTGACCGTGTATACCCCTGTTGCTGGCGTGTTTGCTGGCTGCAAGTACCTGTCCACATCGCAGAAGCGCACCGTCTGGTCCAACTACTGGCCTGGTTCGGACACTTCGAACGATGTCGAAGCCTACGTCATCACCGACCCGAATGCTCGTTTCATCGTGCAAACGGCGAACTCGAACACCACCGCCACCGCAGTGGGTCAAGCTCAAGTCGGCGAGAACATCGGCTTCAACTGGAACGACAGCACCGCAACAAGCGAAACCAATGGCAACACCGCCAACGGCCTTTCGACCATGTTTGCCGACCAGTACACCCTGTCTTCGGCTGGTGTGACGGGCGCAAACGCGGCACTCCCGTTCCGCATCGTCGCTCTGGCAAACTACCTGCCAGGTCAGGCCAACCCACTTTCGGGCATCAACGGCAACGATGCAACCTCCGGCTACAACGAGATCGTGGTCGGCTTCAACAACGCTATGCCCCGCAACTTCGCTGGCATGTAAGGAGCATAAGAAATGGCTGTTAATCTTTCTGCGATTAAAGACCTTCTGCTCCCCGGCCTCCGTGGGATTGAGGGCAAGTACGAGATGATCCCATCTCAGTACGACAAGATGTTCACCAAGCACAATTCGAAGATGGCGCTGGAACGCACCGCTGAGATGCGCTTCTTGGGCTTCGCACAGTTGAAGACTGAAGGCGCACAAACGTCCTTCGACAACGGTGCTGGCGAACGTTACATCTACAACCAAGAGCATGTTGAAATCGGTCTGGGCTACGCGATCACCCGCAAGGCCATCGACGACAACCTGTACAAAACACAGTTCCAGCCGTCGAACCTCGGTCTGATCGAAAGCTTCCAGCAGACCAAGGAAATCTACGCGGCAAACATCTTCAACACCGCGACGACCTACAACGCGTCCATCGGTGGTGACGGTGTGGCTCTGCTTTCGACCGCACACCCCATCGACGGTGGCACGGTTGCGAACACGCCCACAACCCAACTGGAACTGAACGAAGCGACCCTTCTGTCCGGCATGATCGGTATCCGTACCGCCTTCAAAGATCAGGCTGGCCTGAAAGTCTTCGCTCGTGGCCGTAAGCTGATCGTCCCGCCGCAACTGGAACCCGTAGCCATCCGCCTGACGAAGACGGAACTGCGGCCCGGCACGGCTGACAACGATGTGAACGCGATCATGTCCACCGCTGGCGGTCTGCCAGAGGGCTACATGGTTAACGACTTCTTCACTTCGGCATCGGCTTGGTTCCTTCTGACAAACATCGACGGCCTGTCCTACATGGAGCGTGTGAAGTTTGAAACAGATATGCAAGTGGATTTTGTCACAGATAACTTGTTGGTTAAGGGCTATGAGCGTTATAGCTTTGCCTACTATAACTGGCGTGCTGTCTGGGGTTCAACCCCCTCGTAAACAACTAAATGGAGGGGGCTTTGGCCCCCTTCTTTCCTTCCTTCTGGGTATCTCTTCGCCGCCCTGACCGCACCCAGCGGACCTTGCACAGACAGTGCGGCCACATCGTGCAAAGGAACCCAACATGGGTAAGACTACGTTCACTGGCCCCATTCGTGCGGGCAACATCCTCGACACCTCCGGCACCACCCTCGGCCAAAACGTTAAGAACGTTGGCTCGGTCGTCATGGTGCAGACCTACCCGATCACCCAAGCTTTGACCGCAACCGCGCTGGGCACCACCATTGTGCTTCCGGCCAACAGCCACATCCTGAACATCCAGATGCTGGTCACAACGGTATGGAACGGCGCAGCCACCACGTTCAGCGTTGGAACAAGCGCAACATCCACGGAGCTTGTCTCTGGTGCTGCTGGCGGAACCATTGGTTTGGTTGCCCTGAACCCAGGCACGGACGCAACGCGCACCGCAAACTGGGATGACATTGGCACCACCGACAAGCGCATCTTTGTCTTGTCAGCCAACACTGGCACTGGCGTTGGTACGATTACCGTCCGCTACATTCAAGCGCACGATCTGCCCTGATGCGTGTAGGTAACAAAAAACCCGCCATGACGGTCAAGACCACTGTTTCAGTGGGCAAGCCGTCTAAGACGGAAGATACCAGCCCGCACGTCAC